GATCAAAGAAAATCAGGATTTCGTAGTCAATTTTTTGACAATCCTGGGCGTCAGCCTTGCGGGTCTTGCCGCCGCGACTATTCCGATCAATACAGTCATCCTGGCTGTTACCGGTCTGGCTGGGGCGATTGCACTTTTGTATCAAGATTTTCAAACCTGGAAGAAAGGCGGAACGACTTTTATCGATTGGCAAAAGTGGGAACCTGGGTTTAAACTGGCGGGGCGAGGTATAAATTGGTTAAAGGGGTTACTCAATGATTTTATTTATCGTGCTATTGCTGGTGCTGACTTCCTGTCAGCACTTTTCGCCCGTGACTGGAAACGTCTCGAATTTGCCAAAAAAGAATTTCTCGAAGGGGCACCAAAACTAAGCGAACCGAAGCTCACGCCTGATATCCCTGATGCGGTTGAGTTCTTCCAGAAACAAGGTTGGACCAAAGAACAATCTGTGGGAATCGTGGCCAATATCAAGCGTGAGTCGAATTTCGATCATAAAGCTGTGGGTGATGGGGGTAAAGCATTCGGCCTTGCTCAGTGGCACCCGGACAGACAAGGTGAATTTAATAAATTGTTCGGAAAGCCAATACAACAATCTTCATTTGAAGAGCAACTCGCATTTATTCATTTCGAGTTGACACGAGGTAACGAGCAGCGTGCCGGCAATATGCTGCGCAACGCTCAGACCGGGCGAGACGCGGCCGCTATTGTATCAAAGCATTACGAACGGCCAGCCAAGCGTGATTTTGAAGCCAATGTTCGAGGTAATATTGCAGATTTCATCATGGGCGGCTCGGGAGGGAATACCAACGTGGAAACCAATATCGGGGAGATCAAAGTGTACACTGCTGCAAACGATGCGCAAGGAATCGCTGACGATATGAGTACTGCTATGGATTCGTTGTTTTCATCACAAGCCAATTACGGACTAAGATAGCATGGCGTTGATACCTTTTCCAAATGTACCAGATTCGCCAGGGGTTCCACTCATCCCCCGTTCGCCCAATTTCCCACCTCTTGCGGGGATTGGATTGGGTGTGCTGGAAGGTATTATTTGGCGTAGCTTCCAGATTGATTCGCGCTGGGGGATATTTGATAGCCGGGGGCGCGCGGTCGGTAATCCTCAAAATTTGATACTGGAAACGATTGGACTCGGATCGACCTTATCCACAAAGAGCGTTGAGTTTGTCAAGGAAACCCGTGTAAGCGACTTTCCGCTTGAAAAAGGCGGCTTTGCCAGCTACAACAAGGTCGAAATGCCAGCGGAACCAACTGTAGCACTGTGCGTTAGTGGTAGAGAATCTGCCCGACAAGCATTTTTAAACGATATCGACAAAGCATGCAAATCGACTGATTTGTACAGCGTCGTCACCCCTGAAATCACATATTCAAATTATTCGATTGAGCGGTATAACTACCAGCGCAAGAGTGAGAAAGGATGCACGTTACTGCAAGTTGAGATCGCATTAAAAGAAGTGCGTGAGGTTTCGGCTCAGTTTACCAAAGCCACACCGAAACAGCCGGATGCTGTGCCACAGGTCGACAACGGCAAGGTGCAAGCGCAGCAGCCGAACGTATCCACGCTTAAAAGCATAACCGATAAAATAGGGTTCTGACATGTTGCAAATCCCATTGCAATCCGTACCGTCTCAATTCACCAAAGTGGTTCTTGGCGGTCAGAATTTCCAGGTTCTTTTGCAACAAAAAGAGCAAGGCCTATTTGTTGATGTTAATGTTGACGGCGTTGACATTGTGACCAGTGTGATTGCGAGAGACAATGACGATATCCTTTGCCGCAAATACACTGGAGTGATTGGTTCGCTTAAATTCTATGATTTGCAAGGTTCGACCGATCCGCATTATTCTGGTTTAAATTCTCGCTACGTTTTGATGTATGAATAAGAAGCGGCTCAAATTCATAATCACACTTGGAACTGGCAAATTCGGCGCCAGCGATAACGATCAAATCACGCTTGAAGGCTACCGGGCGATCGCGGACATAGACAAAGCGGGCGGGATGATGATGGGTACATTGCGAGCCAGGATATACGGCGTTACGCAGGATGACATGAACAGCATAACCACATTGCAATGGAAACCGCAGGAAATAATACCGAACACGGTCGAAGTGTACGCAATTGACGGCGATACGGAGACATTGGTATTTGCGGGCAACATTGTAAATGCTTGGGGTGACTATCAAACGATGCCTGACGTGTATCTCAGGCTACAAGCGCAATCTGCATTCATCAATCAACTAAAACCAGTACCGCCGCGCAGCTTTAAAGGCTCGATTGACGTGGCAAGCGTAATGAGTCAGATTGCGCGAGATCTTGGATATAACTTCGAGAATAACGGCGTAAGTGCCAGTCTTACCGACGTTTATCTACCGAATACAGGATTGGAACAAGCAAAAGACTTGGCACACGCGGCGAACATTGATTTGTACCTTGACGATAAGACACTGGCGATTACGCCCGCAAATAGTCCGCGCGGCGAATTAATACCGGAAATATCAGCGGAATCCGGATTAATCGGATATCCCACTTTTGACGGGATCGGGGTTAACTTTCAAACATTGTTCAACCCTTCGATAACGTTCGGTGGACGGATCAAGCTTGTGACGGACATTAAGCAGGCAAAGGGTGAATGGATAGTGACATCAATTGGGTATCGCCTTGAAAGTGAGAAACCGGGCGGGGCGTGGCTGGCAAACGTAAGGGGTAATGCGAATGGACTCGCAATCAGTAAATAGCGGACTGGCCAAACCTACTACACAATGGGGTGAGTTTAATAACATCGCATTCCTTGTGCAGCAAGCGCTGCTTAAAGTTCAAACCGCAACACTTGTACGCATTGAATCCTGCACAAACAATGGTGGACTTGACCCGGTGGGATTCGTCGACGTTACGCCATTGGTTAACCAGATTGATGGTAAAGGTAACGCAACACCTCACGTTACTATTTACAATGTCCCGTACTTACGCATCCAGGGCGGCGCCAATGCGATTATCATCGATCCGCAAGCAGGCGATGTTGGCGTATGCGTATTTGCTTCACGGGATATTACCAAAGTCAAATCCACAAAGAAACAAGCCAATCCTGGCTCATGGCGGCAATACAGTTTTTCTGATGGTTTGTATTTAGGGGGGATGCTTAACGGTACACCGTCGCAATATATACAATTTAACAATTCAGGCGTGACAATTACCGCACCATTGGTTACTATAAACGGAAATGTACAGGTAAACGGCGCAATTGTGGCTACCGGTGATGTGACCGGTCAAGGCACAAGCTTGCACACTCATAAACATGGCGGCGTACAGCCGGGCGGTGGTCAAACAGGTGTCCCAGTTTAATACTTTATTACTCGATAGAACCGCATGGGATTTGGTGCTGGATAGTAACGGCAACATTGCGCTTGCGTCGCCACCTTATGCGCTTGAGCAAGACGTTGCCAGCGCGGTTCGCTTGTTCCTCGGGGAGCTTTGGTACGATACGACCAAGGGCATTCCGTACTTTGAAGAAATACTCGGGCAATTGCCGCCGGTGTCTTTGTTCACTTCGTACATCGAAAAAGCGGCTTTGACGGTTCCTGGTGTAGTATCGGCGCGCTGCGTTATTTCCAGTTTTCAGAATCGCGCGATATCCGGCGAAATTCAATTCATAGACGATTCTGGTACAGGGGGTTCGATTGTCTTCTAGCGTACCTCAGATTTCATTCACTCCGGCCGGTCTAGTTTTGCCGACGGAAGCCGCCATACTTACCGGGGTACAAGCTGACATTAATACCGCGTTTGGCGGCGGTGTCAATCCTGCTCTGGAAACTCCGCAAGGGCAACTGGCATCCAGTGAAGCCGCCATTATCGCGGATAAGAATGCAGAAGTGGCGCTTATCGTAAACCAGATCGATCCGCAATACTCTGATGGCCGCTTTCAAGATGCCATTGCTCGAATTTATTATCTGACACGTAAACCTGCAACATCGACGTCGGTTACAGCAACCCTGGGCGGCGTGGCAAGCACTGTCATTCCTGCGGGCACACTTGCGCAGGATACCGGGGGTAACACGTATTCTTTGACTGCAACCGCCACGATCGACGTAGGGGGCACAGTAAATGCGGAGTTCCAGAATATTGCAACAGGCCCGATCCCATGCCCAGCGGCGTCGCTTATCAAGGTTTACCAGTCAATATCAGGATGGGACACGATCACAAATGCCGCCGATGGAACTCTCGGGCAAGACGTGGAAACTCGTGAGGATTTCGAGTTCCGGCGTAAAAATTCTGTAGCTATCAATTCTAAAGGCACTCCGGAAGCAATCTATGCGGCGGTCTTTGCCGTTGACAACGTGCTCGATGTGTACGTAATTGACAATCCCACGGGGTCGACCGTTAATACCGGCGCCACCAGTTATCCGGTTATTGCGCATTCAGTTTACATAGCTGTTGTGGGTGGTGCGGATGCTGATATTGCGGCGGCAATCTGGAACAAGAAAGACGTAGGTTGTGACTATAACGGCAACACTTCAGTGACAGTCACAGATACCAGCGGTTACAGCTACCCATACCCGACTTACGCGGTTAAGTTTGAGCGACCGGCGTCTCTTGCAATTAAATTTGCAGTCGAGATTGTTGATGATCCTTCGCTGCCATCGGATATTATCGCATTAACTAAAGCCGCAATAATAGCCAGGTTTAATGGTACTGACGGGACCACTCGGGAGCGGATTGGCGCTACCATCTTTGCAAGCCGATATTACGGGGCAGTGCCCGGAAGCGCATCGTTAATCAGCATCTTGATCGGTACAAGTAGCCCTACGCTGACTCAGGTTCCTGTAGGTATCGATCAAAAGCCGACTTTGAGTGCTTCGGATATTTCGGTGACATTGGTATGATTGACGTAGAACGAACGATAATAAGCCAATACGCAAACAGTGCGACTATCGTCACTCTCATTCAGAACATGGATGAATGCATTGACCCGCGTACTGATTTTGATACGTTTTATGATTACGTTTGGAATGTGGAAACGGCGCAAGGGTTCGGCTTGGATATTTGGGGCCGGATTGTGGGGGTTTCCAGGTTGCTGAATGTACCGGGCAGCACTCCGAATCCGGGCGGATACGCATTCACGCCTGGAACTTATGAACTGAGTGATTCGCAATATCGCACTGTGCTACTTGTGAAAGCTCTTGCTAATATTTCCGATAGCACTGCAAACAGCATGAACACGTTGTTTAGCAATCTTTTCGCTACTCGCGGGCGATGTTATGCGTTGGATACCGGCAGTATGACGATGAGGTTGGTGTTTGAATTCTACCTTGAACCGTTCGAATATGTGATAATTAACACAATCGCACCTAGACCTGCGGGCGTATTGCTCAATATTTTGCAAGTTGATCCAGAGCAAACGTTCGGTTTCCAAGAGGCAATACAGTTTCAACCATTTAACCAAGGCACGTTTTATCAACCATGAGCATAACTCGGCCCACTAATTTAACCAAAGCATTCGCCACATCCGGCGCGAAGAATGCGATTTCTGTCGCACCGGCTTCCCCGAATGCATCATACACAGATGGGTTTCCGCCAGTAACAATGTTACCGCTTACCGCAGGTGGCGTACCGCCTGAAGGGCAGGACTTCAACGGAATTCTGTTTGATATAACAAGCCATACGCTTTGGGTTGATGCGGGAGGTCAGTATCAGTTTGACGCTGCGTTATCGACTGCAATTGGCGGATATCCGATCGGCATGGTGTTGCAAAATAATGCAGGAACAGCAAGCTATGTGAGTGCGGTAAACAATAATACGACTGACTTCAATAGCACACCGAGCAGCATTGGCACCTTGTGGATACCTTGGGCTGGTGGTGATGTTTATCTATCCAAATCGTACATTTATTACGTGGCGCAAATATGATTTTACTCGGTTCTTACGATTTATCGGCAGCTACTCCGCAACTAGTAGGTGGAGCGGCATTGGCTGCCAGCACACAGCTAAATGTCCGGTTTTGCAATCGTAATCCGGATAACGTTGCAGTACGGCTCGCCATCGGAACTGGGAGTTCTGCGGTTGCTGCGGATTACTTGGATTACGATACGCCAGTTTACCGGGCACTCGAGGATACTGGAATCGTGTGTTCTGCTGGTGAGAAAATATGGGTGCAAAGTGACACTGCAAATACCAGCGTCCGGGTATTCGGGTTTCCTGTAGCCGGGGGATTCCTTGGTTCCGCTGATCTGGTGGCGGCAACCCCATCACTACTGTTCACAGCGGGCGTGGATATGACTGTCAATATCCGTCTTTGTAACCGTAATATTGTAGACGCCAATGTTCGGGTTGCATTGGGTACAGGGGGTTCTCCGGTCGCAAAGGATTGGATCAGTTACGACGTTCCGCTGCGTGCGAATGGATTTGTCGAGGAATTGGGCATTGCGGTTGCGTCGGGTGAAAAGCTTTGGGTGCAGTCCGATTTGAATAACGTCAGCGCAAGAGCGCAATATATGTAGAGGTAATTATGGGTCAGCAAAGCACGCCACCAGCCAATCAGTTAACCGTACTAGGTACGCTTCCCACGAAACTTGTGGGCGCAGGTTACAAAGGCGATTATCGCAACGGGCTGTACCGGATTTTTCAGGCGTCGGGAACTTTCATAGTCCCCACTGATATAACTAAGATTCGTGTCCGGGTATTGGGTGCCGGCGGCGGCGGTAAGAACAATGGTTCAGGCGGCGGCGGTGGCGGTTATTGTGATGGGATATTCACAGTGACTCCGGGTGCAAGTTATACTGTTACAGTTGGTGCTGGCGGCACTGCTGGCGCTTCGCCGACTGCTGGCGGTACAACGTCGTTCGGTGCGTTGCTCAGTGCAACAGGTGGCGCGGCTGGGGGCGCTGGTGCTGCTGGTGGTACGGGAACTGGTGGGGACTTCCAAGCGACCGGTGGCGCTGCTGGTAATATTGCAGGATCGGGCGGGAAATCAGCACAAACCCGGTCGGCTCGGTACGTGACTTTTCCGCCACCAGGTTGATAAGCGGGACGGTCGGCAACCCTCCGGCGCTGCGCTTTGCAGTGCCGGT